GCTGCTGGCCTTGGTGCTGGATATCTGGCAAAGAAAGCATCACAAGGTTTCTTTCGGCAGCAAGCTGATGAACGCCTAAAGAAAGAACAACCGGTAGAATATTTAAGAAATAAGTATGGTTCTTTTCAGAACGCTGGGCAAGCTTTAAATCAACCTGAAGCTCAGAGCTGGCAAGAATTAGCCCCTTACGTTTAACAGAACAATGCAATTTTCTTACGGTTCAGGAGTAGTAGAAGACGCTTTTGATAATCCTTCTGGTTTAGGCTCATATGATTTTGGCGGAAATGATACTGGTATTTTTGATAGTCCGGTTTTTGATTATGATCGGACAGGGGAATTTGAGTTACCAGGTTTAAGTGGTACTGGCTTATTACGTCGCCGCTCTGGTGGTTCCAATTCAATGGAATCAATTAGTAAAATTTTTGATGCATTGAATAAAGCAAATACTTATAAGTCACAAGGCAGTACAAATTCTCCCAAGATGGGCGCTAGTCCTGGAACTAATGTAGAGCAGATTGGTAGAAGTACTTATTTAGTTACGCCGCCGCCAAAGAAGATTCCTGTTGGAACGCAACAACCTAGCGGAGGCGGTGGATTGTTTGGCGGTATTGGTGGTGCTGCAGGAGCGCTTGGTACAGCTGCTGGTGTCTTTGGTCCGCTTGGTGCTCCTATTGGAGCATTAGTGGGCAAAGGAATTGATAGTATCTTTGGCTAGAAAAATCTTTTCTTTAAGATCATTGCTTTTAAAATAAATACATAAGAAAGAGTACGTTTATGTTACCTGCTTTACTTGGTGTTGGCCGAATGGCTATGCAGGGCCTGCCTTACATCTCTGCTGCTGTTGGTGGTATCCCTGGCCTAATGAAAGGTAACCTCGGCGAGGCTGCTACTGGCGCTGGCCTTGGCTACTTAGGTGGCCGCTTTGCAAAGCCTGGTTTAGCAAAAGGTGCAGGGCAAGTTGTTAGCGCTGCTCCTGGTATTGCTTCTGCTGTTGGCTCCACAATGCCAATTGGTAAAGCACTGCAGTTCGGTGCCTTAGCTGGTACTGGTCTTGCTGCTGGCATTGCTGCTCCAGCCATTGGTCGTATTGCTAGTGCAGCTGCTCAGCCCATCACTTCTATTGCAGGCCAAGCAGGTCGCGCTACAACCGGTGCTGCTGGTGTTGGTCAACAGGTAACTGGTGTTGGTATGCCCCAGTTGCCTGATGTACCTGGCTACACCGTCGGTGGCAACTTAAATCAATACGCTCCTCCAGGTGCTTTAGCCTACTCTGATCCGACTGGTTCAATTCAAAGCCAACTGCGTTTTGAAAATCAGCAAACTCTTCAAAGTATGGCCAACGCTCTGCGTTATGCTCCTTACCAAGAAGCTTATGCACAGCGTTCCAAGGAAGCTGATCTCCGTCGTGGTGCAGCAGCTGCTCAACTGCAGACTGCTCTTGCAACGGATGCTGCAATGCGTCAACAAGGTCAACTTGGTGCACAACGCATGGCGGAAGGTTTACTCAGCAATGTTGGCCAAGCTGCCGCTACGCAGTATCGCTACTTCTAATTAAGGAGCTAAGTCAATGGCTAGCCCTGGAGCTAATCCCTACTCTTATTTCACTCCAACAAGCTACTGGGATTCTGGTACTGCAAGTGTATTTCAGAATCCTCAGTTTGGTCTGGACACATCTACTGGCAAACGGGATACCAAGAAAGTACTTAACAATTTAGCAAAAGATCCTTTTGGAGCAGGAACTGAATCAACGCAGTTTCCTGGTGTCCCTGGCTATGAAGTAGCTGGTGGTCTTAACGCAGATAGTTACAAGAAACTAATTACTGAGTTAGAGAAGAAAACCTTTTTATCTGACTTTAAGCAACAGTTACTTGGTTTAGGATCTGGTGCAGCTTTCTCTGCTGCAACACTACCTTATGTTGAGCGGTTGCGTAATCTGGATTATCAGCTAGGCTTAAATGCAGATATCCAATCTCCAACACGTCAAGTTGCTCGTGACGTAGCCCGTCAAGGTCAATTAGCAACAGCAAGCGATGCAATCACAAATCGCTTAAATGCTCTGGCACAGCTTCGGCAAGCTGCAGCAGCAGGTGTAAACATTAGCGTTTAATTCATCATGCCACAGGGTAACAAAGGTCAAGGCGGTAAAGGTCAAGGCAATAAAGGCCAAGGCAACAAAGGGCAGGGCGGCAAAAACCAGCCACCTAAAAAGCAAGCTGCTAAAAAGCAGGCTGCTAAGAACAATGCGCCTTCACCTCAGTCACCATCTATTCCAGCTCCTAAAAATCAAGGAAATAAAGGTCAAGGAAATAAAAACCAAGGAAATAAAAACCAAGGGAATAAAAACCAAGGGAATAAAAACCAAGGCGGTAAGAAACAAGGTGGTAAGAAACAAACCACCGCACCAGCTACAGGATCAGGTCAAGCAAGTACATCAGCAGTTGATGCAAGTAAAGATTATTTAAATACTTTTGTTACTAAGACTTTAAATCTACCTGGAGATATTGATCTAACTACAATTCCAGATAGCTCTTCTCTGCTTGATCTTGCAATCTCTCAGCAACAACAAGGTTTCATTCGAGAGATTAACAACAGTAACCAGGCTCAAGAACTTAATCTTGCTAACGCAGAAAATCAGACAACCCTTGGCGTTGCTGGTTTAAACCTGCAGGGTGTTCAAGCCCAGGCAGATGCAACAAAGTTTGCTTCTAGCCAGCAGGCGGAGGCCACTAAGTTCTCCTCTGTTCAGGCAGCAGAAGCTCAGAAGTTTTCAGCAACAGAACAGGCTCGGGGTTCAATTGAAACCGAACGGGTGCGGTCTGAAAGCCTGGAGCGTCAGATTGGTTTACAGGGTGAAGAAACTCGGAAAACTGACCTACAATCTGAACTGTTCCGGCGCTTCAAGGAAGCTAAGGATCAACTGGACGCACTCAAAGCTTTCAAAGCATGATTTCTTGGTTAGAGACCTTAAGCCCCAACGAGAAAGAAGCTTTCCTTACATTCTGTAAAAAACACTCCTCTCCAATTCAGATGTACCTGTATGCCCGCTTCCTTGGGTATGCAGGTACCATCGTTGAATGTGATGAGTGGCAGCAGGGAACTTTTAAGAAACGCAACCTCCAATTAATCCTGGAGATGGAAATTGACAATATGCGTGAGGACGTGGAGAAGCTGCGTCAAGCCATTGATCTTGGTATGGTCAAACAGGACAATGGCACTGCCCGTATTGCCATGCTCCAAAAGGAACTACGTGGTGCCATCAAGCAAATCCAAGATGAGCGTTACGTTGGTGACAAGCAAGGGTTGATCCTTGCTGGCGCAGACCGTGCACTCAGGGAAATTGTTTTGATCTTTAAGGATGATCCTATTGAAGGTCCTTTGCAGGATGCTGTAATGGCAGTCTGGACAAAGATTCTTTCAGAGGAGTCTTGAGTGTAGGGAGTTAGGGTAAGGAGATGGCTAACACATCTCTTTACGCGGTTTATAGGCGCACTGCTCGTGCTGGTGCAAAACAACAAGTCGTTAAGAAGACCAGTGATATTGATGTTGAAAAGGCACGGACTGACTTTGCTTACTTCTGTGATGTAGTTGGCGATAAGCCGCCTGCTAGTCACCACAAGGAATGGCACCATTATCTCTGCACTGGTGAAGACAGCGAATGTTTACTTGGCATTGCTGGGCCCAACATTGACATCCTGGCGCCACGTGGATCAGCAAAGTCCACAGTGCTTGGTTTGTTTACAGCGTGGGCCATTGGCATCCATGCTTTAAATAAAAAACCACTGAAGATTCTTTATATTTCTTACACGGTTGATGTTGCACGTCCTAAAAGTGCAGCCATTAAAAGAATCATTGAAGAGAGTAAGGTTTATAAAGAGATCTTTCCAATGGTAAAGATTGCCAAAGGAATTAACTCTAATGAATACTGGAGTATTGATTGGAAGTTTGCAGGAATTAAATCAACTGGTGAAGAAGAATTTACAGTATGTTGTGCAGGTTTGAAAGGTGCTGTGACCTCAAAACGTTCACACCTTTGTATTATTGATGACGCTATCAAATCTGCTGACGATATTAAGAACAGAGATATTCGTGCAGCCATGGAAGATAACTGGAACTCAGTTATTGTTCCTACTATGTTTGAAGGTGGCCGTGCTGTTTGTCTAGGTACTAGGTTCCGTCACGACGATATTCACAACACCACATTTACACCAACAAATGATTGGGTACAGATTGTTCAATCTGCAATCACTCTTGATGAGCAGGGCGATGAACATTCCTACTGGCCAGAGATGTGGTCGCTAGAATATCTAAATGAAAGAAAACGACAAGCGCCTATTAGCTTTAGTTTTCAATATCAGAATCAGATTGTTCAAACCAGTGAACTTTCAATTTCACCGGATCTGATTATTAAAAGTAAAATTCCTACAGAGTTTGATACGTTAGGTGTTGGAGTCGATCTTTCTGCTGGTGTACGTGAGCGTAACGATTACAGCGTTTTTGTACTTGGCGGGAGAGTAGGAGACAAGATTTACATTATTGATTGCAAGCGCATCCGGATTATGGGTAATCTGGAAAAGCTAGAAGCAATCATGGACATGATGTTTGAATGGGGGATGGTTTATAAAGATGGTGATAAATATTTTCCTACCGGTTCAACTGTTGATATTTGGTCAGAAGCTGTCGCCTACCAGGCTTCTTTGGAAGCTGACTTTAAACGCATTTGCTTGGGAGACCACGGCCTCTACAATTTGCTTTGGCATCCAGTGAAAGGATTCCGTGGTGACAAGCTTGCGCGTTTCCGTGGCATCATGGGTTTGTTTGAGCAGCACAAGATCTTCTTTAATAAGTTCCGTAAGTTCCAAGCTATGCAAGATGAGATCGTCAACTTTGGCGTCAGCTCTCATGACGACTGTGTTGATGCCTTGGTTTGGTTGTGCAATGGGTTAATGTCCAGGGGTAGGCTGGAGTTGGAATATTAAAGTTAGAGTATTGTCGGAATTAAACTGATACTAAGTCCACATGAGCACAAGTTATTTCACCGTTGAGCTGGAGCAAGATGCTTACGGTTCAGCTATCATTCCATTGCCTGATGAGCTTTGCCACGACATGGCTCTTCAACCTGGCACTGAGTTTGATATCGAAGTAGAGGATGACGTGATTACTTTAAAGCGTCTCCAAAGCGGCTACGAGATTGAAGACAACTAATTAACCACGGATTTTTATTATGAGCACATCGAGCCACTCCATGTTAGAAGGGATGCTCAAAGCTGTTGTCAACCGTGAAGCCACGGGGTCAGCAGATACGATGCTCATGAATGCCCACTTATCCCAAATGAAAATGTTTGGGATCCGTCAGGGTGTTGAGTTTTATCCGAACCAAGATAACTTTGGTACGCAGCGATTTGATTTTATTCAGCAAGTTATCAAGTTCAACAAACTTGATGCTCGCTTGGATTCAATCTGGGATCGTTTCTTAGCGTATGGTAAGGGTCTCTTCTACATGCGGCCCACCAAGAAAACCTATCGTCTGTATTGGTTTGATAAAGATGCTTACCGTACTTACTATTCACCCGATGGTGATTTAGAAGAAGTCATCATTATCTACGCTTATAAAGTTAAATCCAACCGTGGTTTTGCTGGCGCTGGTTTAATGACAGATAAACGCTATATGCGTTTACGGATTACGCCAGTAGAAATTGAAGAGTATCACAGCGAGACAGAGTTAACCTTTGACTCGATGGATAACAGCCTTACATTTGAAAATAAGGTTGTTGAGAATACCCTTGGTTTTATTCCTTGTGTTGAGGTTTTAAATAATCCTGATGCATTTGGAACAGAAGGTAGCGGTGAGTTTGAGTGGTTATCCAATCAAATCATTGCTCATGATGAGATGGTTAAAAACATCCGAGCAAACCTTTCCTTCTTTGGTAACCCCACCCTCCTGTCCTCTCGTCCAAAGAGTGACATTGTAGAAACTTCCCGTGATGGTGTAGTTCAGCGTCCCAGCATTTCAAGCCAGTCTGGTTTCCAGTCTGAGTTCTCGTTGTCTTCTTCTACCTACAAACAAGATCCTGTAGACCGTCAGCCCTCTGGCTACATCGGTTTACCTGGCGGCGGTCTGCGCGTACCAAGGGTAATTGCCAACTTGGAACCAACAGATCGTGTTGGTTTTATTACGCCAAACGCCATTAGCGTAGACCAAGCTCGTTATGTGGAGCAGTTACGTTCTGAGATCCGTCTTGCCCTTGGCGGTATTGATGACCTCTCTATTACTAATGTAACTGCAACGGAAATTAAATCCGCCTATGGCCGTGTTAGTGCCACAGCGAAAAAGAAATGCCTGCAGTTATATACCTATGGCATTTGCCGTTGCTTTGAGTTAATGATCTACCAGGAAGAACAACTCTTCCGTAAATCATTGGCGGTTGCTTCTGGACTCAAGTACCCAGTACTCCCTGAAGATCCAACACCTGAGCAGCTTGCTTCCCATGAGAAAGCAAAACAAAAATATGAGAAAGGATTAGATAAAGCACTGACTGCTGCTTTTGAAGCAAAAGAAATTCCACCCGGCGTCATTGGGTTAGCTCCTGATGGAGATCGAACCGTCTTGTGGCGCTGGATGGGTCCTGTCTATGAAGACACTCCACAAGATAAAGTTAATCAATCTATCTTCACTCGTAACCTACAAGAATTGGGTGTTGATAGTATTGAGGCACTCAAGTACTTGTTCCCGTCTAAAACTGATGACGAGGTAGCAGAAATGTTATCTGGTTATCCGTTCCGGATGGTTGGTCAAGTACAAAGAGCGTACTCTGCATTCCTTGATCTCATTAATCAAGAAATGCGGACACCGCATCCTCAGCGCCCAGATCTTCCGTTGGCAGCTGATCCGCGTCTTGATCTGACGCCATTCCTTTACAGAACACTCGAAAGTTTACAGAAAGAGGTAACTTATGCAGGCCGATACCGCAGCGCCGATCCAATCGGTACCCCAACAGTATTCGACCCCGCCGACCAGCTACGCGGCAGCTCCGACAGCAGCAGTGGCGACGACCAATCAATGGGTGTCACCGACAACTCCGGTAGCACCAGCGGCGCAGGCACCGATAGCACAGGCGAGTTACGCCCCTATCCAGTCGTACCCGCAAGCCCAACCTTCAGCGGAGAATCCGTACAAGGAGGCGTTCAACAGGGTAGTGTCCCTCCTGAGTTCACCAGTCCCCTTCCCGTTCCAGGGTCAACAGTCCGCCGGGATGTCAGCAATCGACCCGGCCAGCTTCAGTTCCCAACAGAGCGCAGCGTACAGCAACAATTCGGCAGCCCCGATTTATCCGTCCAGCCCGGGTTACTCGCCCAGTTATTCCCCAACATCACAGGAAATAACAACACAACAACTTCTGGCAAACGGAGTAAGTCCAGCAAGTCTTGAAGTTATTGACTACTTTGGTGCTGATGCACCTGCAGTCCTTAACGAATATTCTTGCAATCTAGAAGATGCTCTGCTGACTCGTTATTCTCAGCTGGAGGAATCTGTTGGTCTGCTTCAAGAGCTTGCTCAAGAGCACCGCGCTTATGAAGCAATTCTGACTGATCCGGATATTCTGGCTGACTATACCTGTGAGTTCTTTGGTCCTAATGGTCCTTATCCTGTGGAGCAAGAGTCTGCCGATGACGGTGGCTTCTATGATGCTGAGGGTTATTACTATGATCCCACTGGCTATTACGATTTAGACGGTACCTATTACTACGACGATTATTACAACTCTAATAATCCGGACGTTTATAACAATACCTCTGGCTATGACAACGGTAATAACTACGGTTATGACGCTGCTTCTAGCTATGACAATGCTTATAACAATAACTATGGTTATGAGCAAACCTACGACAATAACAACTATTTAGAACGTCCTTCTCTTCCCGTTCCTCCGAACCCAGA